TAGACGCCGGTGTAGTGGGCGCCGCATTCGCCGATGACGCGGGTGCTGAGGGGGTGGTACTTGTACGGGCCGGAGAGGTTCCAGCCGTTTCGCTTGAGGGCGTGGCGGACGGAGATGAGCTGGTCGAGTTCGAAGACCATCGGGGTGTCGATGATCATCATCGGGCCGTGCTTGGGGGAGCCGTCGGCGTTCATCACGGTCTTGCGCTTACGGCGCTTGTTGACGACCTCGTCGGTGTTTCGGTAGACGACGAATCCGTCGAGCGCCGTGTTGAAGAACTTGTGGCGCAGATTGCTGCCGGTCCATTCGACGCCCTTGCGGGTCAGCCGGCCGATGACGTTGAGCATGTGCGCGGCGCGGTCGACGGTGTAGCCGCCCTCGACGATCATCTGGGCGGCGAGTTCGAGGGTGCGGCACTCCCCGGCGTGCAGGGCCAGCTTGGAGTCGCGCTTGCCCTGGTTCTCGATGTAGTAGCCGTACGGCGGGGGGCCTCCGGTCCAGCCTCCGTTGGCGGCCTTCATGTTGAGGCCGTTCTGGGTGCGCTCCAGGATGGTGCGCCATTCCATCTCGGAGAAGGAGGCGAGCTGCTGGAGTGCGGTGACGCCGTGGGTGGTGGTGGTGTCGATCTCCTGGGTGACGGAGATGATCGAGCAGCCGGCGTCTTCGAGCGCCCAGACCCAGTACCAGAAGGCGCGGCCGGTGCGGCCGACGCGGTCGAACTTGTGGACCGCGACGACGTCGATCAGCTTGGCGTGGACGTCGCGCTCCAGGCGCATCATCTCGGGGCGGTCCTGCTTGGCGCCGGACTCGCCGGCGTCCTCGTAGACGTCCGCGATCTCCCAGACGATGTTGGTGCCGTTGCGCTCCTCCATCTGGTTCTTGAGGTCGATGTTGTCCTGGATGCCCTTGAGCTGGACGTCGAGGCCGTAGCCGACTATCTGGTCTTTGGTGGAGACGCGGAGGTAGGCGCCGACTCGCTTGACAATGCGTGCGAGGGAGGCTGCGGACTTGAAGGTGCCGGGTGTTCCGGGGCGGGTGCCGTTGATCTTCTCCGCGCGTGCGCGTGCGCGCTCGGCCGCTATGCTGGCCATGGTTCAGTCTCCTTTACAGACTGATCAAGGGCCTGTCGCCGCGCCTAGACTCGCGGTGACAGGCCCGTTGTGTTGATCAGAGCAGTATATGGGGAACGTCCCTGTTGGGAAGGGCAGTTGTTCTAGGCGGCGGCTGCGTGGGTGTCCTCGTCCTGCGGGGTGAAGAGGATGGTGAGGAGCCGGTTCCAGCGGCTGTCCTCCATGCGGTTGTTGGTGAGGGTGACGGTGAGGGTGTTCTGGGGCTGGGTCGGCCCCGAGGTATGAAGCGCGCTGTTTTCCATGACGCACACCCTACTATCGGATTCTGAGAACTGCTACGCAATCGACTTGATGAAGTCGCTTGACGCCGGTAGAGTCGGCCACGCAGCCACCCCACACCAGGAGGACGCGTGACCGCCGCACTGCACAGCGCCGTAGAGGAGTACCTGGACATCCGCCAGCGCTCCGGCAAGGCCGACAACACCATGCGGGTCGACGAGACCCTGCTGCCCCGGTTCGTCGAGCACCTCGGCAACCCGGACTTCGACAAGCTCTCCTCCACCCACGTGCGCGACTTCTTCTACGGCGCGGGCGGGATCATGGACACCCACACCACCCGCATCAAGGGACAGCCGGTTCGGGAGGCCGTCGGCCCCGGAACCCACAACAACTACCGCGCCCGGCTGAAGGTCTTCTTCTCCTTCTGCAAGGCCAGTGGCTTCACCGCGCTGGACAACTACCTGACCGGCGTCGACCCGCTGCCGGAGCCGAAGAGGCGTCGCCAGCAGCCGGCCCCGTCCCTGCTGCTCCAGCTCCTGGACCAGGCCGAGTGCGCCATGCACCGCGCCTACCTGGCCACGGCCGTGAACACCGCGTGCCGCGCCTCGGAGATCACGAACATGCGGGTCGGCGACATCGACTTCGCGCGCTCGGAGGTGTTCGTGACCGTGATCAAGACGCGGGAGGAGGACGAGATGCCGCTGACGGCCGACCTGGAGCGCGAGCTACGGGTGTGGCTGGTCGAGTACGCCGAGCTGCTCGGCCGGCCGCTGCGCGAGGACGACTACCTGTTCCCGGCCCGTACGGGGAACGCCATCGCCACGCACTACCTCGACGAGGCGACGGGGGAGCGGGTCTACGTGCGCACGCCGTTCGTGTGGCACCCGGACCGGCCGGTGCAGCGCACGGAGAAGATCGTCAAGCACGCGCTGGCGGCTGTCGGTCTGCCGACCCGGTACGAGGGCACCCACACCATCCGCAGGGCCGTGGCGCGCGCGTACTTCGACGCGCTGTCGTCGGATGCCGGGTACGACGCCGCGCTGCGTACGGTCTCCGCGCTGCTGCACCACTCGAACATGGCGACCACGGAGCGGTACCTGGGTCTGTCCTCGGAGCGGAAGCGTCGTGACGAGACGATGAAGGGCCGGCCGTTCCTGACAGCGATGGTCAGCCAGGAGAACGTGGTCCCGCTGCGGCGGGCGCGGTAGATACGAAGAAGCCCCCGACCGGTCTGTTACGACGGTCGGGGGCTTCTTGCTGCGGTCGAGCTACTGCCCGACGCCGAAGATGTAGTGAAGGACGAACCCGAAGACGATGAGGATCCCGACACCGGTGAGGAACTCCTTGACTCCTTGCATGCCTCCGAAGCCTTCGAAGGGCTGGCTGTTGGCTCGCTGGTAGAACTCCATCTGCTCGGCGCGCAGCTCGCGCTGCTGGAGGGCGTCCAGTTCCTCGGATCCGGTGGCTCTCTGTATGCCGTTCTGAAGGTTGAAGTCTTCCATCAGTCTTCTCCGTCCACGTATGTCTGTGCCTTGCTCCGCAGCGGAGAGGTCCTGTCCCAGACGTGCCAGCGCCCCCCACAGGCCGGATCTGTTGCGTACGTTACCTCGGCGGGGAAGTTTTTGACCTTGATCCGACGGGGTTTTGGTTCCTCGTTGAGGCTTCGCCCGCACTTTGGGCAGTTTGCCGGGTCGCGCATCGGATACATGCCCATGTCTGACTCCTAAGTCTTGTCAATGAAGACACTCTACGCGCTCGTCAAGTGAGTTGTCGATACCGCTTGCGCAGGTGTAGGGTGGAGCGCATCGAGTGATGGAGGACGACATGGATGACATTGACGGGCGAGAGATCCACGCCCGTGTCCAGTACGTGCACGACAAGGAGATCCACGTCTCCACGGTCCTGGGTCCCGATGGTGGGAAGTTCATCGACCTGCGCGAGTTCATCCCGTCACTGGAAGCCTACGGTCGTGGTCTGACACTGCCGATCGGACTGTTGGACGAGGTCCTTAGCGGTGTCACAAGTGCGTGGCACGAGAACGGCGGAGGCGACTTCGGGGACGAGACGCCGACGAAGGGATGAGCGCCATGGCCGATCTGCTCGTGGACGTCCGCTGCCGGGGATGCCGGCGGCTGCTGGGGGTGGGCAAGAAGTCCACCCCGGTGTACTGCGACGTCATGTGCTACGAGGACTACCCGGCGTCATCGACGGAAGCCCGTGACGCTCTGGTGGCGGCGGTGAACGCAAGGGGTGAGTACACCCTGGACCGCCTGGGCTCCATGTTCGGTTTCACGCGGCAGCGGGCGCAGCAGATCCTCGCTCTGCGGGACATTCGAAAGAACGCCTGACTCGTATCAGAACCGATAATTACAAAGCGATAGCAGAAAACGCCTAACCTCGATTCCGTAGTAAGAAACGGGATTGGGGTTAGGCGTGTCTGTTACGGAGGACGTCGAGTACGACGAGTTCATCAGCGACGAGACCGATGAAGAGCGTCAGGCGCGGCTTGACACCGAGGTGGTCCTGGACCAGACCTCGCAGGCATTCGTCGACCAGATCGTCTCGAAGATGCTGGTCATCGTCGATGAAGTCTCCGGCCACCCCCTCTACGGATACCAGCGCCCGTTCGCGGCTCGTCTGATCGAGTCGCTGATCATCAATGACGGCGCCACCCTCACCGCCCTTTTCGCCCGGCAGTCCGGCAAGTCCGAGACCGTGGCGAACACCGTCGCCGCCTGCATGATCATGCTGCCCCGGCTGGCGAAGATCTTCCCGGACCTTCTCGGGAAGTTCAAAGAGGGGCTGTGGGTCGGAGCATTTGCGCCCGTCGAGGAGCAGGCCGACAACCTCTACGGCCGAATCGTGGCCCGCCTCACCAGTGAGCACGCCCTGGAAATCATGGCGGACCCCGAAATCGACGAGACCGTGGCCGGCAAGGGCCGTTCCATTTCCCTCAAGCGTTCCGGCTCCCTGGTCCGTAAGCAGACCTGTCACCCCCGCGCCACCATCGAGGGCCGCACCTACCACCTGATCCTCATCGACGAGTGCCAGGGCGCCGACGAGAAGATGGTCAACAAGAGCATCGGCCCGATGGGTGCCTCGACCAACGCCACGATGGTTTTCACCGGCACGCCCACCTATGAAAAGGGCGTCTTCTACAGCCAGATCCAGATCAACCGGCGCACGGCCACCAAGCGCGGCGCGAGGCAGAACCACTTCGACGCGGACTGGAAGGAAGTCTCGAAGTGGAACGAGAACTACGCGCGGTTCGTCAAGAAGGAACTGCTGCGCATCGGTGAGGACTCCGACGAGTTCAAACTGTCGTACCGCCTCATGTGGTTGCTCGACAAGGGCATGTTCACCACCCAGGAGCGCCTGGACGAACTCGGCGACGTCTCCATGCAGGCCGTGGCGGCCTACCACAAGAGCCCGATCCTCATCGGCATCGACCCCGCCCGCAAGCAGGACAGCACCATCGTCACGGCCGTGTGGGTCCGCTGGGACGCCCCCGACGAGTACGGCAACTACGAGCACCGCGTCCTGAACTGGATGGACCTCGGCGGTATGGACTGGGAGAACCAGTACTTCAGAATCGTCGAATTCGTCCGGAACTACAACGTGATGGCCATCGGAGTCGACGAGGGCGGAGTCGGCGACGTCGTCATATCCCGGCTGCGCGTCCTGCTGCCCGACATCGAGATTGTGGCCCTGGGATCCCAGCGGCCCGAGCAGTCCAAGCGGTGGAAGCACCTCATGGAACTGATGAGCCGGGGTCTCATCTCCTGGCCGGCGCACGCGTACACGCGGCGCCTGAAGTCCTACAAGCGCTTCCGACAGCAGATGGAAGACCTGGAGAAGCACTTCGAGGGTCCGTACGTCCTCGCCGCTGCCCCACGAGCAGCCGACGCCCATGACGACTACGCGGACTCCCTCGCGCTCGCCTGTGTCCTCACCAAGGACTACACGATGCCCGAGGTCGAAGTATCCAACAGCCCCTTCCAATAAGGACTTCTCATGGCCGACGAATGGAACGCCCCCGGGTGGACGGCCCAGCAGCCCTCCACCGTCGCAGGGCCCGACGCACCTGCGCTCACACTCCCGCCCAACTTCACCGCTGTCACCGTCACCGCCAAGTACGTGGACGACCAGGGCAACGCGTTGAACGGCTCTCTGGTCCGCTTCACCCCGTCCGTGCGCCGGGTGACCGACGGGGACACCGTCGTGTGGCTGCACGAAGTCCACGAGCGGATCGAAAAGGGCCTGCTGACCATCAGCCTGCTGGCCACCGACGTGCCCGGAGTAACTCCAGGATTCACCTGGCGCGTGAAGGAGTGTTTCCCCGGCGGTGAGGAGTACGACATCACCGTCCCCCTGGCCACGACTTCACCGGTCAGCCTATTCGCACTCCGCACTATTGCTAGTTAACAATCGATTCCGCATTCCTCATACGCTTGTAGCGTCACCTCGCTATCGGAAGAGGATTACGGAATGGCTGGAAATCTCGCACCCGACCCGCAGTTTCAGGAGCGCGTCGGCACGGTCTACGAGCGGAAGATCGGCGACAACGCCGTACGACGCGGTCCTCTGAGGTTCGAGGAGGGCGTCGCCACGGACACGGATGTCCCGAACGAGTTCACCAAGGGTGTCCTCCAGGGCTACATCACCGCTCCGGGCCGGCCCAATCACAACGCCAACGTCTACGAGAAGTCCCCGCAGGAGACCATGGCCGAGCGTGTCCACGTCGGCTCCGCCTCCTGGGTCGAGGCGCCCACCTATCTCGGTGAGTTCGCCCAGGGCTCCTTCTCCGACTACGCGGCCGTTCGCTACGAAGAGGTCGTCCGCAACGGCGCCCGCTACGAGCGCCAGTCGCCGGCCGTCGTCGAGGACTGATCCACGTGGTCGCCTTCAACGACCGTCGCAGGTCCCCACGCGCTTCTCTCGATGAGGTTCTTCCCCGTCTCCCGCTCGAAAAGGGCGACACGGTCGGCAAGAGCCTCATCGACGGGCGTTACCTCGTACGCGGAGTTCCCGTGGAAACCGAGGAAGGTGACCGAGCGCGGCATTACGTCCTTCACGAGGTTCTTCCCAGCGGTGACGTCGTCCAGCGGGGAGAGCCCTTCGAAAGCCGCGCCAAGGCCAAGCGCGAGACCCGGCAGTTGAAGCCGACGCGCGTCATCGAAATCTGAGTCGGAGAACCCTTTCCATGAGCGGTGCCATTTCATTCGCAAGCCCCAGCATGCGGGCTTCGGGATCAGACCTCACTGTGTCGATCTCGCCTCTCGGCCTGGTCGAATTGGCCGACGAGGAGTTTGAAGTCCACGGCCCGCGCCTCAACCGCTATTCCCAGAACTTTGCTTACTACTTGGGACACCACTGGGGATACCGCCGCGAGGCTGGAGAAGCGCAGATCACGTTCAACTACGTGAAGGCCTTCGCCGACTACATCAACAACTTCACGTTCGGACGCGGCGTCCACTTCAAGAGCGTGAAGCAGTACGAGCACATCATCCCCACCCTCCTGAAGAGGGCGTGGGAGGTAGACAACCGCAAGGAGCAGTTGCTCTGGGAGATGGGACAGCAAGGCGGCGTCAGTGGCGACGTCTTTGTGAAGGTCGCGTATCAGCCCGCATTCGAAGATGACCTGGGACAAGAGCAGCCTGGGCGTGTACGCATTCTTCCCCTCAACTCCGCATTCTGCTTCCCGGAGTGGCACCCCCACGACAGGGACCGGCTCATCCGCTTCAAACTGAAGTACCGTTTCTGGGCTACCAGCGAGGACGGGACACGCTCCGTCTACACGTACGTCGAGGTCCTTACGGATTCCACCATTGAGGAATACCTCAATGACGAACTGATCGACTCCCGCCCGAATCCGCTGGGCCTCATACCCGTGGTCCATATCGCAAACTCGCAGGTCAGCGGCTCACCGTGGGGTCTTTCCGATATCGCCGACATCATCAGCCTGAATCGTGAGTACAACGAGAAGGCGACCGACATCAGCGACATCATCAATTATCACGCAGCCCCGGTCACGATCATTACGGGCGCCAAAGCAAGTAACTTGGAGAAGGGTCCCCGAAAGGTGTGGGGCGGTCTTCCCAAGGACGCGCAAGTGTTCAATCTGGAGAATGGCGTCGACATCCAGGGGCCTTTGTCGTACCTGGAGATGCTGAAGCGTTCCATGCACGAACTAACGGGTGTTCCGGAAACGGCGCTCGGTCAGATGCAGCCTGCGTCGAATACGTCAGGTGTCGCTCTGGCAATCATGTACCGGCCGATGATGTCCCGGTACGACCAGAAGAAGATGCAGTACTCCGTCGGCCTTCAGAAGGTCAACGAACTGATCCTCAAGACGCTGTTCACCTTCGAGCCGGAGACCCGGCTGTACGACCCTTCCACCGAGGGCATCATGAAGGACGACCAGCCGCTGATGGTCGACGTTCTCGACCCCATGGCGTACTTCACCGAGTGCGAATGGCCAGCACCTCTCCCGGTCGACACCCTCATCAAGTTGAACGAGATCCAGGCGAAGATGTCCATGGGCCTTGAGTCCATGCGCGGAGCCCTCCACGACTTGGGCGAGGAGTTCCCGGACGAGAAGGTCCGCGAGATCTTCGAGGAGCAGATCGAGGACGCCAA